ACCAGGGCAAGCAGTTCCAACCCCATGATTAATAATACAGGAGGCCGATAAGTGGCAACTTTAACCGTTGGTGATGTGACACCAAGAGCGCAGTATACGGCAACTAATGCCCAGACTGCTTTCACTTACTCATTTCCGATATTCGCTGACGGTGATCTGAAAGTTTATATCGGGTCCACTCTTAAAACCCTGGCCACAGATTACACCGTATCGGGTGCTGGTACGTCTAGCGGTGGCACAGTGACCTTAGTGACCGGTGCAAACACTGGTGACGTTGTGACCATTGTCCGGGATATTCCGATCGCCAGGTCATCTGATTATCAAACCGGTGGAGCGCTGCTGAGTGAAACACTGAACGATGATTTCGACAAGCTAGTGATGATGGCTCAACAGAATGAGAGCGCTATCAATACACGCTCGATTCGTTTCAGCAATACATCAGGTGATTTACCACTGCCTGAGTTGGTTGGTGATGCGACAGCCAGGGCGAATATGACGTTAATATTTGATGCGGACGGCAACCCGGCATTAGATGACACGAACATTAATGTCAGCACGATTACCGACAACATCGACACGATCAACACGGTCGCTGGTGATCTCAACGGCAGCCGGGATTCATTTGATTATGGGTCCATAGCAAGCACTGATCCGGTGAGCAACCCGGCAAGTCCGACAGGGGCATTGCAAGGCGTTTATGATATTCGTACTGACATCACAACGGTTAGCGGTATTTCAGCCAATGTGACAACGGTTGCCGACAACGACACGAATATCACAACGATTGCGGACAATATGACTGCGATCAACAACGCTCAGACTGCGGCAAATAACGCCTCCGCAGATGCGGCCAGTGCGGAGATTGCAAGAGCAGCAGCAGTGGTTGCAAAGACAGCAGCAGAAACAGCAGAAACAAACGCTGAAACAGCCGAAACCAATGCCGGAACATCAGAAACTAATGCAGCGACATCGGCAACATCAGCATCAACATCAGCATCAACTGCGACCACACAAGCAAGCAGCGCAACTGCAAGTGCAACTAGTGCAACTGCAAGTGCAAGCAGTGCCACATCGAGTGCCAGTAGTGCGACAACGAGCGCAGCAACGGCCACGACAAAAGCAACTGCGGCAAGTACATCAGCAACCAATGCTGCAACATCAGAAACTAATGCTGGAACCAGTGAAACCAATGCGGCAACGAGTGCATCCGGTGCAGCAACCAGTGCGACTAATGCGGCAACGAGTGCGACCAGTGCAGAAACAGCCTACGACAACTTTGATGATAGATACCTGGGGCAGAAATCCAGTGATCCGAGTGTAGATAATGACGGCAATGCACTACTGACCGGGGCGATTTACTTCAATACCGTATCGAGTGCAATGAAAGTCTATACCGGGTCGGCATGGACCAATGTTGCACCGGTTGCGACCTCAGTGACAGCAAGCCAAATCTCTGATGTGACGGCTACTGCAACAGAACTGAATTATGTTGATGGGGTTACATCAGCGATTCAGACTCAGATTGACGGTAAGCAAGCAAGTGGTTCTTATTTAGCACCCGATGGGGATGGGAGTAATCTCACAGGGATAGACGCTTTACCCACTCAAACAAGTCAGTCTGGCAAGTTCCTAACGACAAATGGGAGTGCGGCTAGTTGGGGTGAGGCTGGTGGAGGTGCTTGGTCTTTTATTTCCTCAACTAGCATTAACTCTACCCAAACACACACTTTTTCTTCTGTCACAGGGTATGACGAGTATCGGCTAGTGATTATGGCTAAGATTTCTGCTGATTCCTATGGGCCGAGAATTTACCTTGGCACAGGGTCGACTTATAGAACTCTTAATTACGGAGGATCGAATGTGCGCGATGGAGTAGGTGCTTCATTTGCTAAAAATGGGAGGTCTTTTATTGGTGTGCAAGATTATACGACTTTGGATGGTGATGAACTATGGACTATAAATGCAGATATGTACATTTACTCTTTCAATGATTCATCAATTGAAACAACATATAAGTTAACCTCTCGTTCGGTAATGGCCTCAATTTATGCGTCTTACACTTCCTCTTGGGAGAGTCTTGTTGGAGGGGTATCGAATGGTACGGTTGAACCCTATATAGAAACCCATAACCTCATCAAAGTGGACTTTACATCGACAAATTACACAGGAAAAATAATATTACTAGGAGCAACTTATGCTTAAAACAGAAAACGGAGTGGCAATGGAAATGTCAGAAGAAGAAGTTGCTCAAATTCGAGAACAGGCCGAGAAAGATGTCGTCATTCAGCTAGAAATATCTTGGCAATCGCTCCGAACATCTCGCAACAGACTTCTAGCAGACTCCGACTTTTCACAACTACCAGATGCACCAGTTAACAGAGATGAGTGGGCAACCTACCGTCAAGCACTCAGGGATTTGCCCTCTACTGTAGACATCAATAATCCAGTATATCCGGAGCAACCATCATGAGCATCCAACTGAAACTGAGAGGTGGCACAACCACTCAACATTCGACCTTTACTGGACTAGCTAGAGAAGTTACGGTTGATACTGACAAGAATACTTTGGTGGTGCATGATGGCTCAACGGCTGGTGGTGTGCCACTGTTGACATCGGCAACGGATTCAACGACCATCACCCGGTCAGCAACTAACCCGGCTACTGGAACAGATGGTGATATGGTGTTCAATACCACTGATGGACAACTGTACATCCATAACGGCACAGCATTTGAATTAGCGGTTGACCCTGTCGTTGGTGTAGCTGCTAACGCTGCCAGCGCTCCAAGCACAACCGACCTTTTGGCTGGCGCGATGTACTGGAACCAGGACACTGAAAAGTTGTACGTCCTGGAAGTTGATACCTCAACAACCCCGGATACAAAAACTTGGACACAAGCAGTTCCGTCAGTGGTTTCGTCCGGTAACGGCATCGTCACAACTGCTAATGTTAATGGCTTAACTGGTATGTCTGAGGGGGAGGTCGCATTTCAAACAACTGACGATAAACTCTATCGCTATACCGGATCAGCGTGGATCAGTTCAACACCAACAACAGACCTCACTGGATACATTGCAATTGGTCAGATTGATGCGAATACGATCAATGCTAACCATATCCAAGCTGATGCAATTACGGCTGGAAAGATTCTAGCTGGTGAAATCGGAACAAGTCACCTGGCAGCCAACTCTATAACTGCCGGAACTATCGCCACTAACGCGATCACTTCTGACAAGATTTTGGCTAACGCAATCACTGCCGGGAAAATTAATGCCGGTGAGATCACATCAACACATCTAGCGACTAACGCTATCCTGGCGAACAACATCACTGCCGGTGCGCTGACGATGGCTAAGATGACATCGACAAGTGAATTAGTCACCAATGGCGTTACAGTCCAATTGGGTACTGGTGCATCCATTAATAATATCACTGCCGGTGGTGCTTATGACTCCGGGAGTAGTTCCAAATATGGTTTGTTAGCGGTCAACTCTGCTGCTGGTAACGCACTTGGTGCTGCCACAACCGGAACATCATCGGGTAACTCTGCTGTTGTTGGTGTAGGTAGTGCTAACTCTGCATTTAGTTCATGGACTGCTGTTGGTGCTTTAGGAACTGGCGCTGCTGGTGTGTCAGCATCACGGTCAGGTAGTACAATTGCTGCTGACCTGGCTACATCAACTCATGCCGGATACTTTGCTGGTGATGTAACCGTTACAGGAACCTATAATCCGTTTACTGGATCGCATGATGCGCTGATTAATCCTGGCGAGGGTGTTGAGGGTGACATTGTTGTTGATGTTGAAGTGATTGCCAAGAGTGGCGTATCGGACACATTCACGAAAGTAGCCGTGTCATCATCAGCCAATCAAAAGGGTGTGGTAGGCGTATATGCTAAGACCCAGGACAAAGCACAGATTTATCCGCTATCCATCAGTACAGTTAGCCAGAACGATGTGCCGGGTAGTGTTCTGAAAGAAACGGTACGCTCCATTAAGCCGGAATATTCCAGCACCTATGCAGCACATGATCTCATTTCGATGAACTCTCTTGGTGAGGGTCAAATCAACATTTGTGGCGAGGCTGGCAACTTAGAAATCGGTGATCTGATCGTTTCTTCCTCGATGCCGGGCAAAGGTATGAAGCAATCCGATGACATCATTAGAGCGACTACGGTAGCAAAGGTGAGGGAGTCGGTGACATTCACATCATCGGGTGAAGTCAAACAGGTCGCTTGCATTTATCTGTGTGGTTGACATGGACAAAACAGCGACAGTGGTGGCAGTGATGGCAAGCAGCGTTGTCAGTATTATTACGATCACCGTATCAATTTTGATGTTTGCAGATTCCAGGTATGCGATGGCTGATGAAGTAGCAAATATTCACGGTGACATTAAGCAGTTGAGGATCAGAACAATCGAAGATGAACTGTTTGATTTGGAATCCATCGAGGATAAATCACCCATTGATCGCGCGAAGATTGAACGATTCAAACGAGAACTGGACAACTTACAGGAGTAATAATGCCAACACCAGAGCAGTGTGCCGTAACGGATACGAAAATTACAGGGATTGATAGGGAGATTGTTGCGCTTAGAGCAAGACAAGATCGACTAGAAGAAAGGCTTGATGAACTGAGGACCATGATGGCACAAGTGAGAGCCTTTGTCGCTGGAATCCTTGTCTTGAGTCTGCTCCCTGAGTCTTTCCTGGACATTTTGAAGTGAGTGGCCGCGCTACATCAGTATCCGATCATGATTGTGTTACTGGCGCTTTCTTTCATGGTGTTTCTGACGGCTCACCTGATGTACTTGTTGATAGTGGAGGTGTTTAGTGTTTAAGAATAAGTTGAAGATTGAAGCGGTCCGGGGGGAAGATTTTTACATCCTCACATCACGCTTTAGCTATATTACGAATTTGGGGGATATTATCATCGTACCCAAAA